GGCCGTTTAACGAGCCGAAGGCGGATACATAGCTAAGCAAATTCTGTGGTAACAGCTGCGTTCTCCGGTTCACCGTGATCCTCATCCAGATGCCACTGGCCAGCTGGAAGTGGTAGAGCATTTCCAATGTTCTTCTGCACCCTCGGGTAATTCCCAAGGAGAGACCCGTATGCCGTACTCTTGTGGAGCCAAACTAGTTTGGTTTCCGACAAACTCTGGTCATTGTCCGCAACTGTCTTCAGGTTCGTTCCATCTGTCAGAGTACCCCTCTGCAGTACCCATATACGATGGGTAATTCCTCTGATTGAACCGGAGTAGTTCGTAATGTAACTGGTATCCAAGATACGGTTACGTTTGAAGTTCAAAGTGAACTTGCATTTCTCCCCCGCTGTCAGCGAACACGGGAACCTTCTGACCCAGAAGTTCGTGTTGAAATGTTTGTATGACGTGGGCTTGATCCACGGTGTCGTAAAAGCCTCGACTTGGCCTGTCACGTCGTTGGATTCTTGACTGATTCCAACAGTCCATACACTCGACGGAGTCGGCGCACTTGTTGCGGTGATTTTGTCAATCAAGACATAAATCTCAAACTCCATGGTACATGGAGAGCAATTCATGAACTCAAGCTCATCCTTCGTTCCGAAGAAGTTGAGTTGATTGCTTATACGCAGGGTATTGATGACCCCTGCGTTGTTCAAAGCTTGGTAGAGGTTGACGAGGTCAACCCCGAAAGTACTGCAAACTTCACTGAAGGATTGCAGAGACTGGCCTGATGTGGCACCGCCGGTATCGTATTCGTATACGTTGCCCGGTTGACTCAGTTTCTGCGCAGTACGGAGTATCTTCGTCTTCTTGTACGAAATCAAGGCAGACTGGTACTTGATGCCATTGGTATCAACGTTGTTCCAGTCCTTCTTCTTTTTCTTGGTCTTGGTCAGGGTACGTGACGAAGCCACTTTGTGCTTCAGACTCAGACGCTCTGAAGGAGACTTCGGAGTATAGAAACGTTCGCCACTACCGCCCCTGAACTTCTTCGGGGGCATGTAACTGGCTACTCGGCCGCCCCATGGGGTCATCAGCATGGTCGTGTTGTCGCCTAATCTATTTGGTACGTAATTTTTGCGCTTAGCCATGATAATAATTTTACGCATGAGGGAAGAATTTAAATTGTATAATTAAATCGACACTAAAGGGTTGGGGCTATTATTACCCCAACCCTCAGTGTCGTGTCACTGAGAAATTATTCTTCCGCCGTACCACCGTCGCACCCAAAGCCGTGGCGCAGGATGGGCATATTTTTGTATATAACCGCCAGCGCGCCCTTTTCTTTTCATGCAAATAAAAGAAAACAAATGTCCAACACCCGATCCAGAGCTTTCTGCTTCACCTGGAACAACTATCCCGCCGAGCACCAGGATCGCCTCGATGAGATGCTCCCACGTTACGTATGCTATGGCTACGAATGGGCTCCGCAAACAGGAACCCCCCACCTGCAAGGATACTTGTATTTCGACAACGCTCGAACCCACAAGTCAGTATGTCGCGCACTTCCGGGCGTGCACATCACCGTCGCTAAAGGAACCCCTTTGGAAAACATCACCTATTGTTCAAAAGACGGAGAGTTCCTCGAGTTCGGGACCCGCCCGAAAACGCCAAAGGAAATCGGCCAAGCCGAAGCCGACCGTTACGAAGATGCCTGGGATGCTGCTCGAAGAGGTAGCTACAGTAATCTAATCCCAGGCGAAATCGATGCCATTGATGCAGAGCTCAGAATCAGACATTATTCTACGCTCAAGGCTATCGCCAAAGACTACATGGTCCGTCCTCCGCAACTCCCCGGAGTTTGCGGAATATGGATACATGGCGAGTCCGGATGTGGCAAAACCATGTCCGCCAACGGAGCCTATCCCAATGCCTATCTCAAGCCCCTTAACAAGTGGTGGGATGGCTACCAGCAAGAAGAAGTCGTCATCCTCGATGACATGGACATCTTCCATAGAGACCTCACCAGTCTCATTAAAAACTGGGCTGACTTCATCCCGTTCATCGGAGAAGTCAAAAATGGTGGTCGGTACCTTCGACCCAAGAAGTTCATCGTCACCTCCCAGTACACCATCGAGACAATCTGGGAAAACGATCCCGAAAGTTATGCAGCTATCAGTCGACGATTCACCGTTATTGAGAAAGTCAAAGGGCAGGAAATCATGCTGTGACTTGATTTAGACCAAATATATTGTAGCTAAGCAAGACTCCTAAATAGCACAGCGCAGCGTAGGCCGACAGGCCGTTTAACGAGCCGAAGGCGGATACATAGCTAAGCAAATTCTGTGGTAACAGCTGCGTTCTCCGGTTCACCGTGATCCTCATCCAGATGCCACTGGCCAGCTGGAAGTGGTAGAGCAT